CTCAGCCTTACGCCACACCTGGAGCCATGCGCCCATTGCGGCAACTGGGTGGATTACGGCTATCACGCCGTGATGGCCAAGATCATCCGTCGAATCTTGGAGCGGCCTGGCGTCGAGGTGCTGGTAGCTGCCAATCCTCGGGCACTGCCGCCGAATGACCTGCACGGATACATCATCGTGGAGCGAGATGTCAAAGTCCCGTTCTATAGGCCTCCGCACTATGCCCTGGAGCTGCGGGATACGGACGCGCCTCTCGTCCACTACGTGCTGGTGAAGAAGATTTATCGCAACTTCAAGCTCGCGCGAGCGCTCTTCGAGGCCGCGGGCGTGGATCCGACAAAGCCATTCCTCTCGACCTGCACGACTCCAATCTCGGAGTCGATTCGCAAGGCGCACAAGATCCCAGGTAACGAATGGTCGCCCCTGTGTGTGCGCTTCATGAAGGACAACGAGCAAAATCATGATCAGGAAAGTGAAGCAGCTCCGTTTCACCAGCCCGGAGCCCCCTCAGATTCGGGCTAACGTTCTCAGCGGCATCTTCAAGAACGGAGACGAGGGCTATTCCCTCACCTTCGACGATGTTGCGGGAATCCTCTACGTGAAGCGGGCAAGCCAGTTGCGCGCTGTGCCTATGGCTCACTGCGCGTGGATCGAGTTTCAGCTGGAGCCCGAGATCGAGGCTCCAAAGAAGTAAGCGATGGCCGACGAGAAACTCCTCGTCGAGCGGCTTCTCAAAGAGGCCGCCAGACGGGAGGCCGCTCTCGACCCTGACCGCTGGAGTAGCAAGCTCAAGGTCGTGATGGATCAGCTCATGCCCATGCAGCGTGAGCTGGCCCTCGATGAGCATCGGCGCATCGCTCTCCTCACTCCTGGCCGCGTCGGGAAAACGTTCACCGTTCGCGCAAGACTCTTTCGCCGCGCTCTTACTCAGCCTAATTCCCTGAGCCTATACATAGGACTCACGAGACAAAAGGCCGAGCAGGAAATCTGGAGCGGCGGCTCGGGGCTCATCGCGCTCTGTGACAAGCTGGGGCTCAAAGAGCCACTAGTGAAGTTTGACCGACAGCGGCTTCTTTTTACCGTGCCGGAATTCGGCTCCACCATCATGTGTGGCGGCGCGGATGATCTCAGGGCTGTAGAGGCCTATCGCGGCGGCCCTGGCTATGACGAAGTCTGGATTGACGAAGCAAAGAGTCATCCCAGGCAGCTCCTGAAAACGCTGATCGTCGACGTGCTCACGCCGCGTATCAACGCGCGTTATGGCGTGCTCGGCCTGTGTGGCACGCCGGGCTCCGTGCTGGATTCGCTCTTCTACGAAATCACGCACGTGGGTTCTCAGCTCTCCATCCCCTATGGCGAGGCCAATCCCCTCGACTCCTTCGTGTGGTCCATGCATCGCTGGAATCTTGCGATGAATACCACCAAGGTGCCGGGTACGACTCGGAGCCTGTGGGATCTGGCGCTTCAGGAGAAGGCCGATCGAGGCTGGGATTCGCAAAACGCCACGTGGATGAGAGAGTACCTGGGCCTGTGGGCCTCGGATCTCACGGACTTCTGCTATCGATTCCGCCCGCACAGTGACGACGGCGCCGAATTCAACACCTGGACGCCCAAAGAGCAGACGAGTGATAACCCCTTCGGGCTGCCATTACTGGCCAAGCTCCCGACTGGAGATGCCGCGATCCGATGGAAGTTTGCCATCGGTCTCGACCTGGGATCGGTGGATCCCTGCGCCATCGAGGTGTTTGCTTTCGCCGACGAGACACGCCGCATTTACCACGTTTATGAGTGGTACCGGCAGACGTTGGATGTCGACGTGTTGGCCGATGCCCTGGTGAAGGCGATCGAGCTGGTACAGAAGTACGCGGACTACCCGATCGCCATTGTGGGTGACACAGCCCATATGGGCACCACGATCCTGGAGCAGATCCGGACGAAGACGGGCCACAGGGTCGAGCCCGCGAAGAAGGCCGATAAGCTCGGCTTTGTCGCGCTCACGAATGATGACCTGGTGGATGGCCGGCTCAAGATTCTCAAGGAGTCGCACCTCGCCAAGCAGATGGCGACGCTCCAGTGGGACGAGTCGGGCAAGCGTGAGAACAAGGCCCAGCGGAATGACGCGTGTGATGCGTCCATTTACGCCCGAGGCGCCATTACCAAATACATCAGTCACACGGAGCCCGTGGCGGATCCCGTGATGAGTCCTGAGCAGGAGCTGCTCCATGGAATCCTCGGAAAGCCCAAGCACGACGTCCTGGGCATGCAGTCACCCATCTTCCAGCCGGGCGGCGCCTACCAGCCCAAGTGAGAGCATGGACGAGAAGCTGACCATTCTCCTGAAGCATCTGCCGGCGCTTCAGGCGGAAGGTGTGACTGCCCTCGCCATTGACGGCCTACAGGTCACGCTGAGGCCGAAGCCTCTCCCCGAGGCGCCTGCCCAGGAAGAGCCGCCTGCTGGCCGTGATCCTCTGACCTTCGGCTTGCCTCCCGGCACCAAGATGCCGAGTCTGAGGGATCGCCGTGGACGTTAATACGGTCCGCTGGTGGCGCGAGCCGCAAGAGCGGCTTTGTACAGCCATCACGACGGAGATTCTAGCGATCGAGAGTACGCAGCTCGATCTCTATGAGAACTACTACTATCTCGCGTGGCTCTATGACCCGTACGACTACGTGTCTCGGAGCTTCTTCCCGTACGAGCTTCAGCAGCAAGTCACGGAAAACGTCTGTTGCGCCAACGTCGACACGGTCACGTCCATTGCCGCGAGACAGACGGTTCGGCCTGTGTTTCTCACGGACGAAGGCGACTGGAAGACGAAGCGGCGCGCGGCCGATCTAGCCCGCTATGCCGAGGGCCTGGCGAAGATCATGCGCCTCGATGAATGCAAGCCGCGCATCTTCAAAGACGCCGCGATCTTCGGTACGGGCGTCAGGATGTTTGATCTCGACGAGAATGGCGAGATCCACCACGAGCGTTTCATTCCCATCGAGGTGCGGGTGAATGAGGAGGAGTGCCTTACCCAGGCCCCTCGCCAGCTGCACCTCTTGAAGTATAGGGACCGCGAGGATCTCATCGCGCGCTACCCGAGCAAGGCCCGAGAGCTGGAAGACACTCCGAGAGAGGCCACGGGCACCTACTTCGGCATCTCGGGTATGAATTCCACGGATCAGATCCTGCTTCGCTATTCCTGGCGTCTGCCCATTGGTAAGCAGGGCACTGACGGCTATAGGCCAGGCCGCAAGGTCGTGAGCACGGCTCACCTCGTCCTTGTTGACGAGGAGTACCACGATCTGAAGTTTCCGATCGCCGTCATCAAGTGGACCGAGCGCTCTACCGGATGGGCAGGCGCTGGCCTGGTGGAGCAGCTCCAGGCCATTCAGCGCACCATCAACAAGATGCACTTGGCGCACGATCAGCAGATTGATCTGTACGCCTCGCCCATTACCTTCGTGAACGTCAATGACATCGGCGCGGCGGACAAGATGCGTGTTTCTGGCGCTGGCCGCTTTGTGCCTGTCATTGGCGAGATGCCAAAAACCCTCATCCCTCCAGTCATTGCCCCTGAATCAGAGCGCCGTCTCGAAAGACTCTCCGAACTGAGCCGGACGAATTCAGGCATCTCGGATATGCACTCCAGCGGCAAGATGCCTGCCCGCCTGGAGACGGGCGCCGCGGTCAGAGAATCCAATGACGTGGCCAGTGAGCGCTTCGCGATTCAGGAGAAGGCCTTAGAGCGCTGGTACCTCGATTGTATCGAGGTGGTGCTCATGCTCTGCAAGCGCAACGCGGAGAACAAGCGGCCTACGCCAGACGTGGGCTATTCGTTCGCGCACGTGAAGCGCCGCATCAAGTGGAGCGAAGTGGACATGAAGGACGTGGCCTATCAGCTCCAGGCCGCGCCTCAGCTGTCCAGGACGCTCGCGGGCCGCATGGACATCATCTCGACGTGGCAGTCCTCGGGCCTCATCACACCCGAGATGGCGCGTCACCTTATCCGCCACCCGGATATCGACGACGCGATGAAGGAGATCGACGCCTATCTGGAGTACCTGGATAAGGTCGCCGAGCTGCTCCTCGACGGTGATTATGTAGCACCTGATCCACGTGGCGAGCTTCAGACACTCGGCCTCTCCACCATGGTGGGCAAGTACTTCGCGGCCCTGAATGATGGCGCCTCGGAGC